ACCCGTGACCTCCTGCGTGACAGGCAGGAAAAGATGACTTGTAAACCGCTGAATAGGTGGTATTTATGGCGTTTCCCGCATACACGTTGCGGGATTTTTGCGGGGTTACTTGCGGAAAATCTTGCGGGTGGTCAGTAGTCGCAGATCTCGATCCCCTGTGGGATAGACCTTATATTTGCGCTGAACCGACCAGAAATCTCCTTCGTAGTCGTAGTCATAGTCAAATGGAGTGTAGCGGTCAGGATTGACAAGCTCCCTCTCGCTGATCTTATCTCCATGCGAGTTGTACTCGTAAATCATATGCGACAGGGTATCGCCGTCTAATATACTCTTAGTAGATACTAATCGTCCCCTGTCATTGTACTCAAATTGCACCGATCCATACTTTGATGTCCAGTCCAACGGCAACCCCTTACGATTATGTTTTTCAATATGTACATTCATATTGATATCACCATTCGGCATTGTCTCTTTTATACCTGTGCACTTTTCGCCCCGATAGCTATAGCGGACCTTGCGACCATCTGAGCTAACACAACTATCAGGAGATAGGTTGCTACCTGTATAATAGTAATCTGTCCGATAGCCATCGTCGGTGACGTACTCAATACGTCCCAGCTCGTCAAGCGAGTAGACAGTTTTGGACGTGTGCTTGTGGTCGTCACCGAACGGGTTGTTAACAATAGACACTTCCTCAACTCTATAAACATCATCGGGGAGTCTGTTTTCCTCCCTCCAACTTTTTGTCCCTGATGAGTTGCAGCTGCATGCGAGCAGGAGGATGACTGTGGCTGTTAGTAGTCTCTTGATCATGATGTGCGGGCCGTTACATGCGGAATTTTTTGATGCACCCATATACGACGTAGAGGCGGACAATGTCGTCTCCGTCAATCTCAAAGGGTGCGTACTTGTCCTGATCGGGGTTGGCACTCCTGCAGAGGTAGTGCCTGCCCCCGTCCTCATCAGTTATCTGAGTGAGGTACTTGATCGTGCGGTCTCCGAGCCGAGTAACGATGAGGTAGATCTCGCCATTGGAGATGTAGCTCTCCTGCCACTCCCGGAAGACCACGATGTCTCCGTTAGATATGCGGGGGTACATGCTGTCACCCACAGCCGGAAAAGCGACACAGCCCTCAAATCCGGGGATAGTCAGGAGCTGGCACTCCATATCGTCATACGACGGATTAGGCATGTCCTCGATGTGAGAGGCCGTGATGGGGATGTTTGGGTAATAGCGGACGGCAGCCTTTGGCGTAAGCTTATCGGGGGTGGCAGGATCGGAAGAGGTGGACGCATTTGAGCTTTCAAATAGCTCCATGCGGATCTGCTTGTCTTCCGGAAGTGGTGACTCTCCGCTTTCGTACTTCTGAACCATCCTCGGAGAAACCCCGAGCAAGTCGCTCATCTCTTTTTGCGTAAGTTCGTGCCTTACGCGAAATTCTTTCACGCTGTATTTCATACTATTACGCAATAAAGACGAAAAAACTACGCCATAAAAATACAAAAACACTTGAAAGCACGAAATAAGTTCGTACATTTGCACTGGTCGACCGATTAGACGGACGGCACAGATACCAAAGCAGAGCGGCGAGATTACTCTCACCACCCAATCAATTCTAAACTCACGGGTAAAGGTAGGTAATCTCTGTCAAAACTGCAAAAACACTAAATAACTCACAGGCATGAGTACAATTACTACCTACTCCTACGAGGGGACCCCGATCGCTTTTGAGCGTGGAGCCGGGGTAATGATCAACGCCACGCAGATGGCTAAGCGCTTTCGCAAAACGCCAAAGGACTGGCTCAAAAACCAGCAATCCGAGGAGTTTATCTCCACACTCTCAGCCGTTAGGAGAATTCTCCCAACGGAACTTGTAAAAGTCACACAGGGCGGAGACCCGCAAAAGCAGGGCACCTGGATGCATGAGGACGTGGCGATGGAATTCGCCCGATGGCTAAGCCCAGCCTTTGCCATCTGGACCAATGACCGGATCAAGGAGCTGCTGAGGGATGGCGTGACCACTGTCGCCACGGACGATCAGACGATCGCGAGGGCTATGGCGATCCTGCAGAGCCGCCTCGAGGAGGCTAAGCGGGAGACGGCACGGCTCCGAGAGAGCACCGAGGAAGCAGAGGCGGAGGCGCAGTTCCTCCGAGACAGAGCCGAGGAGGATGCACCAAAGGTGCTCTTTGCCGATGCGGTGACCGCCTCTAAGCGGTCTATCCTCGTGGGGGAGCTGGCTAAGATCCTCAAACAAAACGGACACGACACGGGCCAAAACCGCCTCTTTGCCGAGCTGCGGGAGCAGGGCTACCTGCAGTCGTGCAAGGGCGAGCGGTATAACCAACCCACGCAAATGGCGATGGAGCTGGGGCTCTTCGAGCTGAAGAAGACCGCCATCAATAACCCAGACGGCACCTCCCGTGTCTGCACGACTACCAAGGTGACCCCCAAGGGACAGCAATATTTTATCAAACGATACCTAAACAAAGTAGAGCCATGAGACCGGAGGATAAGATCAGAGAAGAGATAGAGAAACTCAAAAAGGATGACCGGATACAGGGGTCACCGGCAAATGTCTTCAGCAATGCTCCGCTGGCTCTCATCCAGATGGGGATAAAGGGACAGATCGACGGACTTCAGACGGCACTACGGATAATTGAAGAGAGCGTGGATCTGAGTGAGTACACCCTAAATAATACAGAGATATGAGACTGACAGCTAAGAGAGGGACAGCCTTTGAGCAGACACTCAGAGAGCTGTATGAACGGGATCTCAGGAACAAGGAGGAGGCGATAAAGGCAATGACGGAGTATGACACCGATGGCAATTAACACTGATACAGACCATGATGACAAGACTGACTGCTGATGACTACGATCGCATACCCTGCCCGGGGAGTGCGACGTACAAAGTACCAGATACCAAGACAATGCTTAACGCTCAGAGCCACGCCTATAAGCTGGCGATGAGGAGGGGGCAACGAGTAGAGGTCAATATCGACCAAAAGACCATGACAGTAACCATCAATAAGCTTGGAGCGAGATGAGACACTATGACACCACTACGACCACGAGCCGCATCAAGGGGGCGGTACACAATAAGCGAGACGGCAAGGCTCCTCGGCGTGTCACGTATGACCGTCTACAGATGGCTCGAGGAGGGGAGCCTGAGAGCCTCCATACAGCGCAAGACGCTGCGCAAGTATATCAGCGGGGAGGAGATACTGCGAGTATGGGACAGCGACTGGATAAGGCTGTGACGGCTGCGGGACTGCTTATGTCCACCCTCGGCTACAGCGCACTCGGAGTGCTTATACTGCTGATCGCTGCGGTGCAGATCGTCTGCCACCTCAGCGTCACGACACTGATAATATCCACAGCGGCAATGTATGCCGGCTGGCAACTGATAACATACGGAGTAACGGAGTATAACAATGAGACTGATAACAATTGAGACCAACGATGAGCTGCTCGCTACGAGCCTTACCTACCTGGCATCACGTGCCAACGCTCAGGTAGTAACCAATACCATAGCGGAGGGCAAGGTGGAGATCGCAGCCGTCGAGGAGCCAGCCAAGGAGCCAAAAAAGACGGCTACAAAGCCCGCCAAGGTGGAGACCGCCACGGCTCCCGCTCACACCCTTACCGAGCTTAAAAACAAGCTCAATGCCAAGTGGCAGGCCGCCGACAATGCAGGGCGCAAGGCGATCGCCGCACTGATAGCCGGATACAGCACGGACCGATCCGTCCGTCCTCAGATGGTCCCGGAGGAAAAGCGGGACGCACTCTACACACAACTCGATAAGCTATGATCAGACATCACATAGACGACAACGGGAGTGCCTACTCCCTCGTAGGCAATGGCAAACGCTTTCAGCTCATCAGCACACGCTATCCAACCAGAGACATCTCGCCGGAAGAGGCGTCGGACTTGCTGAGCGGAATGAAACTACCACACGACATTATCAATAGACGATGACACCTACTACACACGCACTACTATCACCATCCAAGGCGGTCCGCTGGTGCAAATGCCCCCCGTCCGCACGCATGGAGGAGCTTATACCGGAGGAGCAGCCCGGCGAGGCTGCTCTCGAGGGGACCAAGGCGCACGCCCTTGCCGAGCAGGTGCTCAGCGGAGCCATCACCAACGTTCACAACCTAATAGACTACGACCTCGATATGGTCGACGGGGCATACCTCTATAAGGAAGCCATCTGTGCCAACCCCGGGTATGCTACATACACCGAGCGCAAGCTGGACCTCAGCGGGCTGATCCCCGAGGGCTACGGCACCTGTGATGCCATCGTCACGGACGTCAAGCGTGACGGCACCACCGACCTCTACATCTACGACTACAAGTATGGTAAGGGGGTCGAGGTACAGGCGGTGGACAACTACCAGCTCGCCATCTACGCGTGGGGGGCACTCCACGACAAGGAGATCATCCCGGACATCCACAAGGTCGCCAATGTCATCATGACCATCGTACAGCCTCGTATTGAGGGCGAGCAGGTCAAGGAGTGGTCTCTCTCATATGACCACCTCATAGACTGGATATCTCTCCGCGTCGCCGGGCAAGCCAAGTATGCCTACGAGGGCAAGGGTATCGCCGTCCGTGGCGACTGGTGCCGCTGGTGTCGTGCTAAGGCTATCTGTAGACTGCAGACAGACGGAGCACCGACCCTCACCGACGTACGTCGCCCAGTCAATGCCCTCACGGAGGATGAGCAGGCGAGGTATCTACTCTATGCCGACGATGCCATCAAGTGGCTCAAGGAGCTGCAGGACTACGCCACCGAGCGAGCTCTCTCCGAGGGGCACGAGTGGCCGGGGATGATGCTTGCCGAGGGGCGGAGCGTCCGCACTTGGTCGGATGAGGAGCAGGCGATCAAGTCCATCCTCGCACGCACCGACCTCACCGAGGAGCAGGTCTACACACGCACCCCGCTCACACTCTCGAAGCTCGAGAAGCTATTAGGCAAAAAGGCATTTGCCGAGGCGGCCGGGGAGTATGTCATCAAGCCACAGGGTGCACCCAAGCTGGTACCAAGTGGTACCAAGGGAGCAACCCCCTACGTCCGTCTGGACGCTTTTGACGATTGATTTCTTGTTTTCTATAGGTTAAGCACCGCTGTTTTCAAATGTGGTTTCTCAGCGGTATCAGCCCCTGCGGTGCGGGAGCATAGCAGGCTTACTTTTTACAATACATCACTCAAATAATATACAACACCATGAACGCTAAGTTACTCACCTCCACCTCCATGATCACCGGCAAGGTGGCACTCTCCTACCCCAACCTACTTACGCCCTCCACCACGGAGGTAAGCAAGGGCAAGTTTGGATGCAACTTTTTCCTCTTCTCGGAGGAGGACAAAAAGCTCATCTCCGAGATCTGCAATGCAGCATATCAGGAGGCACTCTCCAAGACCTGGGGCGGCAAAAAGCCCGCAACCATCGAGCCGAGGGTTAAGCCGGTGGAGGACGATAAGCCGCACCCCGAGGGCGCACTCTACACCCTCACCTGCTCTAACGGCAATAAGCCGATACAGACCATCACAGCGAGCAAAGAGCGGATCACCGATCCCAACAGCCCCGACATCTACGGGGGGCAATTTGCCCGTGCACAGATCCGAGCATTCGGCTGGGAGTTTGCCGGCAAGCGGGGCGTCTCTATCTCCATCATGGCGGTGCAGATCCTTGGAGGGGGTCAGCCCCTCGGTGGCGGTGCCGACATGGATGCCTTTAGCGACGAGACCGAGCCGCTCACCACTGATACGCCAAACCTCAATAGCGACCTGCCCTTTTGATTATGAAAGAGATGGTAATAGACTACGACAGCGTTACCAAGTCTGCCCTGCTCTTCTTGGTGGACTATGAGGGAGGTGTCGGCACGCTGGTGCCGGCTGAGATAGCCGATGCCCCCGGGCTGGTCTCAGGGGCTGACATGGTGCAGGTGCAGAGCTTAGACGGTCTCTACGACCTCGTGGATAGGACAGACTTTGTCTACCCCACACACAACATGGTCTTCCGACAGCCGGAGGGGGGCGACAAGTGCGCCAACGTCTACGGGGTCACCGGTGCGCTCCGTGACCGCTACATCAGGCGGTGCATAGGCGTGGAGATGAGTAAGCACGCACCGAGCAGGGAGGAGTACAACGACATATGTGTATACCTATCCGATAACCTACCAAAGCAGGAGATGAGCAATGAGAGCGAGGTGTGGGAGGTGTGTGAGAGCATTATGGTAGCACTTACAGCCGTGCTACCTGACGTTCTCCTCGTGACCGGGATCCATCTCATAGGGACCGCATCATACATTACGATAAGCAGTCTCGCAGAGGAGGACCGCATAATCCGCCTGTATATGGACTGCGACAAGGGGCATAAGGTCCCGATCCGGCAGGACGAGCTCGCCACGCTGGCGAGGGAGAGCATCCTCGACTGCGTGCGGGCTAACCTCTACGCACTCCCCGATCGGGAGGACTTCCGCAACGATAAGGCCAAGGAACTGATCCGCAAATACACCTCCACGGCATCAAGTAACGAGTAAATCCGCATCAAGTAATGAGTAAATCCGTTACCCAATGCCGTTTTATGGTTTCCCAATGCCGTTTTATGGTTTCCCAATGCGGATTTACTCTACTGCACAGACGGATTTACTCGTTTCCGCAGACGGATTTACTACTACAATGGACAAGACAATAACAATAAGGAGCGGACTGTGGAGCTACCGAGGGTGGTACATCAGGAGGATCAGTTTACAAGCTCAGGTGGGCACCGTGCGCACCTCCACGATGTACGAGATCCACGATGACCTCAAGGAGATGGAGGAGTGCATCGGCTTTCCAAGATATATCAATATCGCAGCCGCCAAGGCCCGCATCAGATACTTAACTAAGCAAGACAATCATGACGGAGTATAACAAGCAGGTGGAGCAATTTAAGCTCCTCACCTCCGAGATGATAGCGACTTACACTCGCAAAAATAAGGACTACGGCAACAGCTTTACTCGTATGTGCAGTGAGTACGGACATACTTACCCCATCATCCACTTGGACGAAAAGCTGTCTCGCATTAAGTCCATCCTACTAACAGGCGACAATGCCGTCAAGGGAGAGACGGCAATTGACTCCCTCCTCGACCTCGCCTGCTACTCCCTTATGACGATAATGGAGTTACAGGAGCAGCAGGAGCCTCGTACATACAAGATTACCGGGGCATTAACCGATAGCGATAAGTAATGTTATGGAGATAGAGATCAGCAGAGAGTTTGAGCTCTGGGAGATAGCCAATCTGATAAGGACCCTGTCGGAGGCGAGAGAGATGTGCTGCGAGGTGCTGAGAGGTTGGGATCTCCAGTCTCGGGACTACGATATGATACTGGAGTGCATACCTACTGGTGAGATCGTCAGGTATCTGAGTGAGAGCGAGCACATACAGTGTACACAGACCAGTAAGAGCAATGATCCGATGGCAAGAGGATGAGCGTGGGCTGTGGGCGGTTATGCGGTGGGGGTACCTCTTCGAGATCCTCAGAGAGGGGAGCGGGTGCCGCATACGGGTGGACTACTTCCTCGTCCCTCCAGAGGAGCACAGGACTGCCGACATCTGCACGGCTAAGAGATGGTGTGAGGACTATGCAAGACGACACAAGATATATAATCTCGACGGCTAAGAGCCGTTTTGACACAGACTACTCGGTGGAGCGGCTGACGTGGGAGGAGCTTAGCGATAGGCTCTCGCAGTCAGTCAAGACAGCCGAGACGCTCGAGGAGTACAACCGCATGCTCCCCGACGAGCGGGGGGCGATCAAGGATGTCGGTGGCTTCGTGGGCGGTGAGGTGCGGCCAGACCAATCGGGTAAGCGTAGGCGGGTGCGTGGCTCGGTGACGGAGCGGCAGCTGCTGACGCTGGACATAGACCACGCCACCGTCAAGGGCTTTTTTGCATGGTGGACGGAGGTGTGGCGGTACCGCTCACTCTATTACTCTACCCACTCCAGTCAGCAGTACTACAAGCGGCTTAGGCTGGTGGTGCCGCTCTCCCGACCGGTGACAGCGGTGGAGTATGAGGCGATAGGTCGCATGGTCTGCAAGCCCTTTATCACCGACGTGGACGAGTCCACCTACCAGATGGAGCGGCTGATGTATTACCCATCGCACCCATCAGATGAGCCACCGCTCTATGAGCTGCGGGAGGGGGAGGTGCTGGACGTGAATCAGCTTCTCGATCTGATGGGAGAGCAGGCGACAGACCCCGGAGCGTGGGCTTATGCCTCCACCGATGCGAGGCAGGCTCGGCTGGACGCTAAGGACTTCGAGGGCAACCTCCCCGACCCACGCACCAAGCGGGGGATCATCGGTGCGTGGTGCCGAGCCTACTCCGTCACGGCGGTGATGGACACCCTCCTATCGGATGTGTACGCTCGTGCAGGCAAGCGGTACCGGTACCTCAAGGGCAACGGAGCACCTGGGGTGACGGTGAGCCCGGACGAGCAGTATATCTACTCGCACCACTCGGATGACCCCGCAGCCAACCGCCACGCCGTCAATAGCTACGACCTTGTCCGCATCCATAGGTATGGCCATCTTGACAGCACAGACGATAAGAGACAGCGGTCAACGACACGGCCGTCATATACAGCAATGGCAGAGTATGCAATGAGTGACGAGAGAGTTAGATCGGAGTTGGCGGAGGAGCAGGCGAGGGACTTGGACGCTTTTGACGTGGAGGAGGGCGGAGCCCCTTTTTCCTCTACCCCTGAGAGAGTGGAGGAGCTTGTGGATGAGCGTAAGCGGATCCTCGAGATGATACCCGAGGGGGCGATCACCAAGACTGGCGACATCGTCTGCGACGCTACGACGCTGGGGATCATCCTCTCGAGCGACAGCCGGCTGGAGCCGATACGTAATGACCAATTTGCTAACCGCTGGATCGTCACCGGTACCCTGCCGTGGGAGCGTAATGCCACCACCTCGGAGCAGTGGGCAGATAGCGACGATGCCGGCCTGCGGGACTACCTCACTCGGAGTTGGCACCTCAAGGGGGTAACCAAGGACAAGGTAGCCGATGCCATCACCGTGGAGCTTAATCGTAAGGAGCGGCAGGTACATCCGATCCGAGACTACCTCGATGCGCTGGAGTGGGATGGCGTGGAGCGTCTGGACACGCTTATGGAGGTGATCTTTGGCGTGCCGGCTAAGGCGATTTACCGAGCGATGGTGCGCAAGACGCTGACCGCTGCTGTGGCTCGCATCTATGATCCGGGGGTTAAGTTTGACCAAATCTTGGTCTTCAGAGGGGCGCAGGGCATCGGCAAGTCCACCCTCCTCAAGGTGCTGTCTCGGGGTTACTACAACGAGTCCCTCTCCTTTGATGCCGCACCTAAAGACCTCATGGAGCAGCTGCGTAATAAGTGGCTCGTGGAGTTCTCCGAGTTGGAGGGGCTGTCTCGTGCCGACGCTTCTACATTTAAATCGTTTCTCTCGAGACAGACCGATACCTACCGACCCTCCTACGGCCGGCATACGGTGGACTATCCTCGGCAGTGTGTCTTTTTTGGCTCCACCAATGAGGATCAGTTTCTGCGAGATGCCACGGGTAACCGTCGCTTCTGGGTGCTCCCCTGCGCACGGACTAAGGCGCTGGGCTGGTCTCCACGGCTGACGGAGCTGTACCGGGATCCGTCCGGAATAGATCAGGTGTGGGCTGAGGCAAGGGAGCGGTATCTCGCAGGTGAGGAGCTCTACCTCGACGACTCTATGGTGGCTGAGATGGCGGTGGATCAGGAGGACTACGAGCTGGAGGACCCAGCTATCGGTGTCATCGCTGAGTTCCTCGACCGCCCCATCCTCTATCCCGGAGACTGGAACAAGCTCGACCCGGACGAGCGGAGAGACTGGCTATCCTCGCACGTAGCCTCCGAGATGCGTCCCAACGAGCCGACCACGCTCAGGCGCACCATCACCACCGTGGAGCTACTTAACGAGTGCTACGGCAACCGACGCTGGCGGGAGGACATCCGCTACAAGAGCCAGCAGTTAAGCAACCTCATGGATAAGATATGCGAGGAGGGTGGCTGGCATCGTGCCGATGGCCGTGGACGATTTGCATATTATGGTCGCCAAAGGTATTGGGAGAGGGTGCAAGATGAGTAAGAGATTTCCGGGACAGCTTTGGGGCAAGCTGTCCCAAGCCAAAAAGCTGTCCCATAACAGATGCCAACGACACGTAAAATCAGTTAAAAATATTACTAAATCGTCACACAATCATCAGGGTATGATACAACAAAACTTTTATTATTATGATCTTTTTAACGTTTGCGGGGCAAAAGCTGTCCCGCTGTCCCGGGCTGTCCCGAGTACCTGTCCCTACCTGTCCCGATGGTTATCAGTAAGTTATAAGAAATGGGACAGCTTTTGACCCTATATATAGATAATATCAATACGCTATATATATGATAGCGTATGCGTGTATACATATACGCGCGTGCGCGAAAAGCTATCCCGCTGTCCCAACGCAGAAAAGTTTTGGAAAAAAGTATCGAGACAAAATTAGTAGCAGCAGTCCGCCAAGCGGGCGGCTGGGCCGTCAAGTTTTTGCCCTACGAGCTGGGAGGGATGCCCGACCGCCTCGTGATATGCCCCAACGGCTCCAGCTGCTGGGTGGAGCTTAAAGACACCGGCAAGACCCCCCGAGTGTTGCAGGCTTATCGGCATAAGCAACTGAGAGAGCTTAATCAAGTAGTATTTGTGGTGGACGGTGACGCCGGCATCGCTGAGGTAGTGGATTATGTTAGACGCAAGTAACCTGCACGACTATCAACGTCAGTGCATCGACTGGATCATCGAGCACCCCAAGTGCGCCCTATTTGTCGACATGGGACTGGGCAAGACCATCACCACCCTGACGGCTATCAATGAGCTGATGTATAACCGGCATGAGATAAGCAGGGTGCTGATAGTTGCCCCACTCCGTGTAGCTCGTGATACATGGGTGGATGAGGTACAGCAGTGGGCGCACGTGCGTCACCTCTCCGTGTCTGTAGCCCTCGGCACACCTAAGCAGCGCACCGCAGCATTAATCGAGGATGCTGACTTATACATCATCAGTAGGGATAACATTAAGTGGTTGGTATCTCAGTCAAAGAGTTGGCCATTTGACTGCCTCGTGATCGATGAGCTTAGTAGCTTTAAGTCGGCTAAGTCTCAGCGGTTTAAGTCGCTCAAAAAAGTAGTACATTTGACTAAGCGGGTCATCGGGCTGACCGGCACCCCCACATCTAAGGGGATTGAGGACCTCTGGAGCGAGATATACCTCCTCGACGAAGGGGCAAGATTGGGCAAGACACTGACGGAGTACAGGCGTAACTATATGGTAGCCATACCGATACAAAATTACATGATCTACAAGGCGCAAAAGGGAGCCCTCGAGCGTGTGTCGGCTAAGCTGACAGACATCTGTATCTCCATGCAGGCAAAAGACTACCTCCACCTCATACCGGCGCAAAAGATAGAGACCAAGATCACCCTCAACGCTAAGGCGGTCAAACTGTACGATACTCTCAAGCATGATAACATCATCGAGATATCAGCCGATGCCGTCGCCGTGGCGGACAATGAGCGGGTGATGGTAGGCAAACTTAAGCAGGTGGCAAGCGGTGCAATATACGACGACCAAGGTAAGTGGCATGAGTTACACGACTGCAAGCTGGAGGCACTCCGTGAGATCGTCGAGGAGGCGGACGATAACATCCTCATTGCCTACGAGTATAGGCATGAGCTGGAGCGCATACAGAGGGAGCTCCCGGATGCCGTCCTGCTTGGAGAGGGTGACACCTTACAGCGGTGGTGTAGAGGTGAGATAAGTGTGGGCATTGCCAATGCTCAGTCTCTCGGCCACGGGCTTAACCTGCAGCGTGGCGGTAGTATCATCGTATGGTACTCCCTGCCTTGGTCGCTGGAGATATACCAGCAATTTAACGCTCGCCTCAACCGGCAGGGACAGACTAAGTGCGTGCGTATATATCACCTCATAGCTCGCAACACGATAGATGAGGTGATCATGCAGGTGCTTAATGGACGATACAAGACGCAGGAGGCAATCATTAACGCAGTAAGAGCGGAGATACATGGACAAGATATACAGAGTGACACTACGTATGTCACAGAGGGAGTATACGCAGCTCTGCCGCATCGCTGACAGATACGGAGTAAGTATCAGTGTGGTAATGCGTGCAGGCCTTAAGCACATATCACACATATCAGATGGTGAGGGAGGAGGTGAGGATCTGTAATTGGATGGTGATGGGGATGCTGTATGTACAGCTCCGTGCACTGCTCTTACCTCGTGGAGAGGTGGAGGAGCTGATGGATGCTCGCAGCTACTCCGACCTACTGAGTGAGGCGGTGGAGTGGGTTGCAGTACACGACACACTACCAACGGATGAGACCGCAAGAGACTACACAATCAACGCAGTACGACGTAAGTATAACGCTCTCGTAAAGGGAGCAAGGATAAGACAACGGATATATGCCAACGATCTACCTACCAAGGAGACCAAAGCAAGGGAGGACTAACAAGCTCTCCGAGAGGTATAAGAGACGGAGAGAGGTCTACAACACCAAGCAGTGGAGAGACCTCGCTGCTCTACAACTCGGTAAGCATCCGACCTGCCAGCTCTGTGCGGAGCAAGGCAGGGTAACACCTGCGGTGGATGTCCACCACGTCAGGAGCTTCACCGACATCTCAGATCCCGGGGAGCGTCATCGGGTCGCTTTTGATCCGCACAACCTCCTCTCCCTCTGCAAGGAGTGCCACGCCACACTCCACAACAAGGCGAGGGGGTCCGAGGTGGTTGTTTCCAATCCGGCAACAACCACTCAGGAGTGATACCCCATAGGGGGGGGGTATAATTGTTTGCAGGTCAATCGGTTAAACCCCGCCCCCAGTCGTTCTTACACAAAAGTTAATTTTTGAAATATTGCATAAGGTGCTAAAATATAGATAGTTATGGCAAATACAGAGTATAAAGTACCAAGAGGGACGCTGACTCGGACCCGTCAGCTGATAGAGACGGTCATCGCCAAGCTCCAAGAGACAGGGAGGTATGAGGATGTAGACCGGGCAATGCTCGAGCTACTTACCTCAAGCTACGATAAGATGCTGAGAGCCGATGACACGCTCCGCAAGGAGGGCATGACGATCATCGGAGCGAGGGGCACCCGGCAGGAGCACCCCGCTTTCAAAATTTGGAAATCAGCGCAGGCGGCTGCCTTTCAAATCCTTAGGGAGATGGGGGTGACGGTAGTGCGGAGGGAGCAGATGCCGGCTCTCAAGAGCTCGGATGAGGATGACGATCCGCTCAAGACACTGATGCGCAAATGACACCAAAGTGGGAGCTATACGCACGTGGTGTGGAGGATGGGACCATCATCGCAGGCGGTCACATCCGTAACGCCGTGCGGAGGTACCGCCTATGGCAGGAGCGCAAGGATATCGAGTTTAGACCTGAGCAGGTGGAGCGGGTGATCTCATTTTTCGGGATCCTCCATCACTTTAAGGATGCGGCTGTGGGCAAGGCGTTTCGCCTTGAGCCGTGGCAAGAGTTTTTGATCGCCTGCGTCTATGGCTGGTATTATCCGGACACTGATACACGGGTGGTCAATAACGCCTACATCGAGGTGGCTCGCAAAAATGGTAAGACCGCTTTTGCGGCCGGGCTGTGTATGTACCATCTCGTGGCTGATGGCGTGGCTGGTGCGGAGGTGGACTTGGTTGCCAACTCGAGGGAGCAGGCGAGCATCGCATTTGACTTTGCGAGCCACTACGCCAAGCAGCTCAATACGGAGCGCAAGCAGTACTTTAGGACACTCCGCAAAGAGATATTTTACGATGACACATCGAGTAAGCTCAATGTCTTTGCCAGCGACGCCAGCCGTCTGGACGGATTTAACGCCTCGATGTATCTGTACGATGAGTATCACGCCGCCAAGGACACCAAGCTTAGGGATGTGCTCCAATCCTCGCAAGCCAACCGGCAGAACCCGCTGGAGGTGATCATCACCACCGCTGGTTTTGATAAGGGCGGTCCCTGCTACTCCTATCGTGAGACGGTGTTGGAGGTGATGAGGGGGTCGCTACAGGATGACACTCTTTGGGGGTTTGTCTACTCGCTGGACGACGGTGACGAGTGGGAGGATGAGCGCAATTGGATCAAGTGTAATCCCAATATGGGAGTATCCGTCAACCCTCGCTTTTTGCGCACGCAGGCCCGCAAGGCAAGCACCGACAGATCCAGCGAGGTAGGCATCCGGACTAAGACCTTTAATCAGTGGATGGACAGCGCCGAGACTTGGATCCCGAGCCGCTACACGGATGCCGCCACGAGTGGCAAGCTCTCCATCTCGGAGGTCTACGATGCCTACTCAGACGTACTATTTGGCGGGGTGGACTTATCTGCCACGAGGGACCTCACGGCATTTGCGACTATGCTTGCCAAGGGAGATCACTACTACTTTTGGATCCGCTATTACCTCCCTGCTGAGACCGTGGAGACCTCACCGCTCCGAGAGCGTTACAAGGCGTGGCAGCGGTCGGGCCATCTGCAAGTGACACCGGGCAATGTGGTGGACTACGATTACATACTCGCTGACATTAAGGCAACGGCTGAGGACCGCCAATTTTTTTGGATCGGATATGATAAGTGGAATGCTACTCAGTTTGTGATTAACGCCACTCAGGAGGGACTGCCCATGCGCCCCTACTCGCAAAATATCGGATCGTTTAACGCTCCAACCAAGGCACTCGAGCGACTTATTATGCAGGGGAATGTCACCTTTGATAACAACCCGATAACCCGCTTTTGCTTTGCCAACGTCCAACTGAGACAGGACTTCAACGGCAACCAAAAGCCGGACAAGAGCAAGGCGGATAATAAGATTGATGGCATTATCGCAGCCTTGGAGGCTCTTGGTGTATACTTAGAGAGCGGAAAAGGTTAAAGATTATTATACTTTTGTAGGCAATAGTTAAATAGTGCTACAATAAGGCGGTTTGTCTGACAAATCGGATGAGTAGTGTAGAGGCTCGCACGTGAGCGACCTCTGCACTACTCGCATTATTATGGCACTACTTGATAATATCAGGCGTGCGCTCGGCATAAGGACCAAGCAGGCACCACAGAGAGGGAGCATTACCTACAACGTCGCATCAATGATTGACGGCGTGGGTAAGGCGGATGCCATGGGACTATCCGCAGTGTATGCCTGTATTAATATACTCAGCGACAATGTCGCTAAGCTCCCGCTGGAGCCATACGTCTACGACGTGGAGACAGACAGTAGGGTTAAGGCTGTCACCGGTCGATTTGCCGATGTCTACAACCTGCTCTGCTACGAGCCTAATGCCAACGTAACGAGGTATGACCTCCTCAAGGCTCTAATGGTAGATTGCCTGACTACAGGCAACGGCTACATACACATACGCCAGCGTGACGATAGGGGTATAGCATCCGAGCTGGTAAGGTGGTCGCCTAATGATGTCTCCATCGTGACGGGGGAGGACCGCAACACGATCAAGGAGTACTACAACGTACGTCTCGGAGTGGTGGCAGAGGCATCGGATGTCATCCACGTGCGCAACTTCCCGGGGGAGGATGCGCTCGGTGTCTCCACCCTCTCATACGCACGACGCACCCTCGGCATCTCTGTGGCATCGGAGCGGCAGGTGGAGAGCGTCCTACAGCGTGGGGGGACCAACCTCGGCATATTAGTCAGCAAGTCTCCAGCACTCACCACACAGCAGCGGGATGAGATCCACCGAGAGTGGGCGGCAAACTTTGACGCACGCTATACCAACTCAGGCTCCAACGTGGCGGTACTTAGCTCCGATCTCAGTTACCAAAACATATCCATCTCCCCGGAGGACGCTCAGCTACTACAGACACGAGAGTTCAACGTCCCCGAGATATGCCGCTTTTTCAATGTCCCTCCGACTATGATCCACGACTTGAGTAAGTCAAGCTACAGCACTGTGGAGGCGGCACACCTTGCATTTTTAACGGACACCCTCAGCCCGCACCTCACCAAGATAGAGCTGGAGTTTAGACGAAAGATTTTCCCATCGCAGATCCGCCGTGATATGTCGGTGGAGTTTGACACCTCCGAGCTGAGTCGTGGAGACAACGCCTCGCAGGCTAACCTCTACCACACCCTTACGGTGATCGGAGCGATGACCCCTAACGAGGTGCGAGCCAAGTACAATCTCTCCCCCATCAATGGAGGTGATGAGACCTACATACAGAGCAACATGACAACACTTAGCAACATACACAACAATGGACAAGAGCAATAACATAGAGCGCCGCTACGTGGCGGAGCTACGCAAGGCGGAGGATGACCCCGAGAGCAGGAGGGTCATCGGCTATGCGGCCGTCTTTGGCAGCTCCTCGCTCCCTCTCATGGACTGGGAGCGAGGAGAGTTTAAGGAGGTGATAGACCGCAATGCCTTTGACGGTGTGATCGAGCAGTCGGATGTCTTTGCCGTGCTCAACCACGACAACAGCCGAGGGGTCCTCGGCAGATCAGTCAATGGCACCGGCTCTCTATCTCTCTCCGTGGATGACCACGGCCTGCGTTACGAGTTTGACGCACCTCGGACCGCCCTCGGTGATGAGCTGCTGGAGGGGCTGAGACGTGGAGACATCACCGCCTCAAGCTTTGCCTTTAGCGTGCAGGACGAGCGGTGGGAGGAGCAGGAGGACAAGACCTACAAGCGCACGATCCTCAAGATAGGACGGCTCTACGATGTATCACCGGTGTACAACCCGGCATACCCCGATACCTCAGTAGCACAGAGGTCACTTGACGAGACACTACACAACACAACTAACAACAATACAATCACTTACAACAATTTCACACTATGAACATCAAGGAAATGACTAAAGCAGACCTGCTCGAGCAGAGAGCCGCCAACCTCGAGGAGAGGTCTAAGATCACCAACGGAGGTAAGGGCGACACCATCCTCACCGCCGAGCAGGTAAGCAGGCTGGAGGAGATCCGCTCCTCTAATGCTCGGATCGAGGCGGAGCTGGATCGCCGAGCAGAGGAGGAGGCTAAGGCACTCCGTAACGCTCAGCCCTCCAAGCCTCGCAAGCAGGCTACTATGACGCAGGTAGTCCGTGCCCTCGCCGGCATGGGAGACCGCACGGATGAGGTGGAGGAGATGCTCGAGAGTGGACGGAAGCAGATGAAAGGGATCCGTGGCGTAAGCGTCGAGGGAGTAGCACTCCCTATTGACTTCCGTGGCACCGGGACTGCTACCGTAATGGCGACCAAGGAGCCGGGTAAGTCACTCGTGGGAGAGCAGACGTACCTCCTTGAGGCGGACACGCAGGATCTGGTATTTGCCAAGGCCGGAGCTAACATCATCACCGGGCTGACCGATAACATCAAGATAGCAGAGGACGACCTACCTCAGGCAGTTTGGGAGGACGAGGTTGCTCCTATTGCAGAGGCGGAGATGACCGGTGAGACACAGACGCTTGCCCCTAAGCGTCTCGGTATCGTGGTGTCTATCTCTAAGCAGATGCTCGTGCAGGACTCTGTAGGTATTAACCGCTGGCTGTCTGATCTGATGGTGGAGAAGATCTACGAGACACTCGAGCTGGCATTTTTGTCATCTACCTCTATGGGCAAGGCGCCTAAGTCTCTTTTTGACTCTACTGCTTACCCTGGTATTAAGAGTATCGGCGCCTCTCAGCCTGTCTCTTATGCCGGACTGGTCAAGATGCAGTCAATCGTCGCTGACAACAAGGCGCTCAAGGGACGCCTCGGATATATCGGCACCCCGATCCTCGAGACGACCCTCAAGACAGTACCTAAGGATCCCAATCAGTCACTCGGATTTGTACTCAATGACAACGACGGCAGGGTAGCAGGTTACCCGCTCTACTCCACCTCTCTTGCCACTGCTGAGAGCGGAGAGAATGTCATCTTTGGCAACTGGGCGAACCTGATGATCTGCCAGTGGGGGGCACTTGACCTCACCGTAGATCCCTACACTCTTGCCGATAAGGGTAAGGTGAAGTTGGTGATCAATACATACTGGGATGGAGCACCCATCAAGCAGGGAGCATTTGCCAAGGCGAGCATGACGCTCGACGCATCCACCACCGGTAAGTGATGACTATCACGCTATCAGATGCCAAGCACCACCTCAACATCGAGGAGGAGTATACTGGTGACGACCGCTATATCGAGACCCTGATCAAGGGTGCGACCTCCGCTGTGGCCGCTATGGCACAGCGGGATATGGATGCACTCACGGAGGAGGAGAGCGATATAGCACGTCAGGCGGTGCTCCTCATCGTGGGGGAGTGGTATATGCAGCGGGAGGATAGCGTGGTAGGTGCTGCGGTCAATCGCATACCTAACGGTGTGGAGCGACTGGTCCACGCTATTAAGTCCTACTCAGGCAGACGCTGACTATGCAGGCCGGGAGATTACTCTATCCGATTAAGATCCACAGACGCACAAGCGAGCGGGATAGGTTTGGCGGGGTGCGGGAGACTTACACTCCTGACCCAGCCACCTATCGTGCCGCCATACGTCGGCGGTCTGCTGATGAGGTCATCGACGGCAAGGAGGCATTTGGCTCCGTCTGCATCACGCTGGAGCTACACTATCATGTGACGCTGGCCAACACGGACAGGATCGAGCATGACAAGCACCTCTATAACGTGGTGGCCGTGGATCGGGACCGCATGCTAAGGCGCACCATCGTAACGGCTAAGCTGATCAATGACTGATAAGACTACCATAGACACCGCAGGAGCGCAGGCGTTGCTCGAACAGCTCAAGCCTGAGCATTACAAGAGTGTGATCAGGTCGACGCTTAACAAGCAGTCTCGCAAGCTCCTCAAGGCGACCCGAGCCAACTTTATGCACCTCGAGGGGATCAAGGGCGATCGTGCCAAGAGAGCCCTCACCGGGATGGGTAAGGATAAGGTCGGGAGTAGTAAGGCGTATGTCAATGGTCGCAACCCTAAGGCAGTGGTGTCTCTCCGTGGTCGGAGGACTGACTTCCGAGCTCTCTTTTTTGAGCGAGGGACTAAGGACCGCTACTCCAAGTCTCGGCACGGCAAGTCTGTCTATCGTGGACGCATCGATGGAGGTCACTACTTCGAGCGGGCGCAACAGCAGACTGAGAGCAGCATTTTCCGAGAGATGGAGAGCGACCTCATCAAGATCATCAACCGCAAGGTCAAGAGCTACACCAAATGACTACGACACTATCAGCAGGCATTGCCGTCAGTGAGATCCTACAGGCGGTCGCACCGGGTAAGGTGTACCCTCTGTACGCCGATTTTGAAACGGTCAAGCCCAGCATCGTCTATCAGCGGGAGGGGATCGACGTGGAGCGGGATAAAGACGGCACCTCGGATGAGGTGTGTCGGATGTCGGTCTACGTCATAACCTCCAACTACTCCGAGGGGGTGGATCTGGCAGAGCAGGTACGCAGAGCCCTCGAGGTGGCAAGCGTGGCTGTACTTGCCAAGTACAACCTCAGCGAGATCGCTTTTGCCGGTGCGGATGAGTATACCGAGAGCGGCACAAGCACCTACATACAGCAGCTATACATAACACTATCAAGATACAACTAACACATCATGGCAAGGATTAAGGGACGTAATCTCAACATCTTTTTGTCTACTGCAGGCGGGGGAGCGGGTAAGGCGATCGCCTATGCCACCTCCTCATCGCTGGAGGTGAGCAAGCAGACTGAGACTACCATCGACAAGGATAGCTCTACCGTGGGGATCCCCGAGACCCTCAAGGATGAGTGGACCATGTCCACGGAGAATATCGTGGCTGACGATATGAGCAACGCCAAGGAGGTCATTGACGCTCTACTGAGTGACAAGCTCCTGACCGTATCGTTTGCGCTCGTGGGCAATCCCAACCCCGACGGGGTTGAGGATGCCTCCAAGTGGAAGCAGGGGACTGCGGGCTACACCGGTCAGTGCAAGTGCACTCAGGCGAGCATTAACGCACCTGCGGAGGGCAAGGCTACCATCTCGGCAACCTTTACCGGCTCAGGTGCGCTCAAGCCTGTGGGCTCTGCGGGCTAAGTCACTGAGGGTCTGATCCTTAATGTATAATAACATTGGGTTTAAGTGAAAGTTTCTGACGGCTCCGACCCTCTCAGGGGTAGCGAGTGTGATAGCTCGCTACCTCACTACTAACCAATAACTACACAGACCTATGAGGATATACGACACAGAGATCCGCTACTCGCTCCGCATGCAGGTAGCCTACGAGCAGATAACAGGGCATGCCTACACCGGTAGCCACCCCGTCACCGACAGCACCACGCTACTCTACTGCGCTCTTGTGACGGCTAAGGAGCCCCCCGAGGGGCTGACGTATGACGGCCTGCTGGAGTGGCTGGATGAGCGGCCCGGTGAGCTGGTGCGCTTTGGCGACTGGCTGAGGGGTGAGAGTGAGCGGGTGCGCCTGCTCACCGCATCCACCTCGGAGGAGGAGGGGGACAAAAAAAAAGACTGACCTACACGCAGGTAGCGCAGGTGCTGATCTCCAACGGTCTCCCTCCGAGTTACGTACTGCATGAGATGGACTTATGGGAGATCCCCATGCTTATCGAGGGGCTCAAGTATCAGGGTATCTACCTGCGGGAGGGACAGCGGTTGCAAGCGTGGGCAAGTCTCGCCCCGTGGAGCAAGGGGGACCACTCCCCCGAGGACATTGTCCGCTATCCGTGGGATGAGGATCCGGTGGAGGAGCCAACACTTACCAAGGAGGAGATTAAGGCACAACAGGATAAGATAAGAGAGCTAATCAACAATGGCACAGAGTGATATTTTCGTACGGCTCGCCCTAAAAAACAGCGAGTTTGACAGGCAGATCAACGACGCCAAGAGGCAGCTACAGATGTTTCAGGCACTCGGCGGGGCGGTCAAGAGCTTCCTCGGCGGTCTGGCGACCGGCATCGGTGGTGCCATGACGGCAGTAGAGGGGTTCAACCGGACGATCGAGGCCACACAGGGCTCATCTGATGACTTCCACAGGTCAATAGAGGGAGCCAAAGCAAGCGTGGACTACTTCTTCACCTCCCTCTCCTCAGGAGACTGGAGCAATTTCATGGACGGCATTTCGACCGCCATAGCCAAGGGACGTGAGCTATACGACATACTCGATACACTCGGAGACAAGCAGGCATCGATGAAAGTCTTCAGGGCAGAGGCGAGATATGAGCAGGCTAAGCTAAAGCGCATCGTCAATGACCCCGAGTCCACAGAGGAGCAGATTAATGCGGCAAAGGCAAAGTCCCGTAAAATCTCAGAGGAATTATACGAGAGGACTATGTCCATCTCGGATGATCTGGAAAATGCTGTATTAAAAGACACTCAGAAAGCCCTTGGAGACGGCAACGTGACAAGGGAGGAGGTCAGAAGGTATATCTACGATATATCGGCTCACAGGGACAAGACGTTTGACAAATACGTAGAGAAGCGCCAGTCTATGACTGATGAGTTAAAAGATATTGAGAAGAGGTTCCAGTCTTTTGCTCTCGGAGGGGAGACGAGTCGGTACGGAGTAAATGAGGTAAACAAGGACAAAGAGCGAAAGGCATTCTTAGAGGCATCACTCAAAGGCTACAAGGAGAGGAATAGAGAGCTGGAGCGGATGTATCAGATAAACAACAATATAAACGACCAGACTCGTGAGGATCTCGCCAATTATCACGTGGCTATGTATGATGCACGTGCTGAGGTAGAGACATACAGGGCACAGGACTTCAGGCTTGAAAAGCGGGGAGAGGCAAACATACGTACTAAGAGTAGCTCTCCCGTAAAGATACCCAAGTCACCCAAGCAGGCACTGACGATGATGCAGGCACTGCGTAAGGAGATCAGCGACCTCGAGGAGCAGCTCTACACCGCACCGGCCAATGTGGCGGACAACCTCAGGGAGCAGGTCAAGGAGCTCAAGGCTAAGGAGTGGCGGATCAAGCTCCGAGCCGACCTCTCCACCGCTGAGCTCGAGGAGCTGGAGCAGACCACCGCCACCAAGCTAAGAGACAACCCCCTCAAGATAGGTGTCACACCTGCCATCACCGAGCGTATGGAGGTGCGCCAAAAGCTTAAGGAGGAGATAGGCGAGCTGGAGGTCAAGATAAGGGCAACCACCGACCCCACGGAGATACAGCGGCTGAGGGGCGAGCTCAGCACCAAGCAGGGACAGGTCGCCACCCTCGACAGTCTGGACGGGCTAAGGCTCCCCACACTACAGGAGACAGCCAAGCAGATAGCCGAGAGCAAGCAGTCCATCACGGGTGACAACCTACAGCTGATAGACAGCTTTTCTTCACTCGCCACCTCCGTGGCGGCTGTGGGGAGTGCAGCTGACAGCTCAGCGGGGCGGATGGCTCAGTGGGTGGCATCCGTGGCATCCTCCATCGGACGGGCCATCCCAGCCATCGCCGCTCTCACGCAGGCGCAAAACGCCAAGGCAACCGCCGACGCTAAGGCAGCAGGAGCGGGAGCAGCCGCCTCGGTCTCCTCTATTCCAATAGTAGGACCCATCATGGCGGTGGCTGCGGTGGCGAGCGTGGTGGCATCGCTGGCGAGCATCCCAAAGTTTGCCGCCGGTGGTATCGTCGGGGGCAACAGCTACCACGGTGATAAGATCCTCGCCAGGCTCAATAGTGGGGAGCTGGTGCTCAACGGCTCCCAGCAGGCACGGCTCAGCAGTATGATAGACCGCCCCGCCACCCGATATGACGGAGGGGGTAAGGTAGAGTTTGTGATCCGAGGGCAGGAGCTTGTAGGCATACTCAGCAAGACGGAGAGACGCAACTCAAGGACTTAAAAAGGCTATGGCAATAAGGACAGAATTTGGGACCCGTGGCGGTGACCGCATCACCTGCGAGATAGGCGGGGATGGTGGCACCTACTACAAGGCGGCCACGGAGCAACCCCTCACCCTCGAGGCGGCTCCCATCACGTGGCTGATAGACAAGGTGCAGTGTACCAAGTGCACACTCCGCCTCTTTGTCCACGACCCCGCCGCTCTACTCGCCACCATCCTCACGGATAAGGCTCCCGCCATTGTGATACGTCGCAATGGCGTGGTCTACTGGTGCGGGTGGCTTGACATGGAGGGCATAGAGGTAAGGGAGGATGACCTCCGGGGCCACGTCATGGAGCTCTACTTTGGCGACTTTGCGCCCCTCAAGCAGAGACGCTTTGCACGCCGTGGGGTGATGAGCTTTAGCGGCATCCTCTCCGAGGCGGTGGCGGGGCTCCCGCTCACCTACACGGTAGCCAATAAGGAGGTGGACGGAGTAGACACCTCCCTCCTCGAGCAGGAGTGCAGTTACTACGATGCGCTGGAGCTGGTCGCTGAGGCGGCTGTCTGCACGATACGGCAGGCGGATGGGGTGATCGAGCTTACCGACCCCCTCACCGTGCGGTCCGGCAAGTCCACCCACATCGGCAAGATCTACGGAGACAATAACGTCACCGCCACCGGCAGAGTGATCAATACCATTACCTACAAGCTACAGATCCCAAAGGGGGAGGATAAGGAGGGAGTGGTGGACGCTCTCAAGCCCTCCTCGGTGATGACCGATGGCGAGGTGGAGTACTACATCGCTCACCCCACAGACGGGCAGACGAGGTACAAGTCGCACCCCGGCTCCATCCTTGCGAGCCGAAACAAGGGGCGGGCCATGTGGCGGTATGGCTCGCAGGTGGTGCCTTACCGCAATGGGAGCATCACCGCCAGATCTGGGACCAAGGGGGAGACAGAGGCGGTTAAGTCTTACCTCAAGGGCGACGGCTCAGCGATCCTCACGCTTGAGGGGGAGCCGATAGACACCGGTAGCAACGTGCCGATCACGGTGGGGATGTCTCTCCGTGGCGGTGCGGTGCTTGGTACCGAGGGGGAGCAGTCCGTGGCGGAAAAGCTCTCCTCCGAGCTGGAGCCATACGGCTACCACATCGGTGTGGAGCTCTCCATACAGCTGATAGATGGGGGAGGTAAGGTGCTGGCCTCTGTCGCTCCGGTGCGGTCTGCCGTGCCGGGTGCCGAGTACAAGGAGGTGCCGGACGGCTCCTACCGATGGGACTACAGCAACACCTCTCACCGGGTGCATATCTACCGCCCCGGTGCGGGTGCAGGGAGCGGGCAGGGGCTGTCGGGGGCAGGGGCATACGGCGATAGCCACTCGGCAGGTATTGAGGTGGAGCGGCCGAGGATGAGTGTGGGAGAGGAAAGGCGCATCAGGGTAACGGTCTACAGGAGGGTGTCTGTCATCACCACCAAGCAGGCAGGCCTGCTCATCGGTCTCGGTGACGACATGGTCGCCATGGCTGTCGGTCTGATAATGGCTCAGTGCGGCTATGCGCTCCTCATCGACAAGGTGACGATCAATCAGCCGATCATGTACAGCGACGATAAGGACGCACGCTACGAGGTGACCGCCTACCTATCGGACGAGGTTACGGAGAGCGTCACCTACGATACTCGGGTGGCAGGTGTGGCGGACATACCGGCGTGGGCATACAATGGCGGGGCTCCCTACCACGGTATGACGCCACTGCGGCTCTTTGACGCCCTCTATCCAGTCTATGGGGTGAGGGGGAAAGAGTACGCCCTCCGCATAGCGGGACAGCCTCGAGGGTGCTACTACGACTACGATGGCGACAAGGCGATACTAATCGGCTACACAGCGGATCTATACGCAGACAGGACTAATCTACATCTACAAAGCATATCGAGCGAGGACTACTATGGCGAAGAAGTATAAGTACCAGATCAATAGCAAGCGGGGCATCATTAAGGCGGTGGAGCGCCCCGCCGGCACCACTCCCATACGGGAGAGCCGGGGGGCGTATGACCCTAAGGCGACCTACTCCAGTGGCGACACCGTCATCTACGGAGGCCTCTACTACACCGCCACCACCGGGCAGGGGGTGCCCGGAGAGGGCGACGGCTGGGAGATAAGCGGCATCGTGAGTGCCAAGGGGGTGACCCTCTCCATCCGGCTCTCCAAGCCGGTGCTTGACGTATCGGAGGGGGCAAAGGCGGTCATCGCCACCGCCACCGCCACTCTCGGGGAGCAGGACATCACGGCCGGTCTCCCTGCCGACGGCTGGAGGTGGACGTGGCGGGGCAAGGAGCTCAGCGGGGAGACCAATAGCGGCATCATCCTCAGCGACATCCCTACCGAGGTGGGGCAGTACCCTGTGCGGGTGACACACAAGCTCTTTGGCACCTATGCCGAGGAGCAGGTCTTGCGGGTGGACGTTACCTCCAATCTCCGTGCTGAGCTGGAGGGGGCTTTGGAGGGGCTCAGGAAGTCCACCGGAGACGAGCAGGCGGCGATGGCGGAGATCTTAGGCAAGGTCAATAAGACCCTCACCTCGCTACAGGAGCAGGTAGATAAGGAGGTTTCCAACTGGTTTTATCCTGGTCCACCGTCACCGGATAAGGAGCCGGAGAGCGAGTGGGTGACCAATCAGGACAAGTACCGCCACATAGGCGACACCTACACCTCCGTGGACGAGAGTGGCGAGTACATGGGGAAGTCGTGGAGGTATACCACCGAGTACAAGTGGCAGGAGATCCACGACACCCTCATCTCGAAAGCCCTCGCCGTGGCGGCAAAGGCGCAGACCACCGCCGATGGTAAGAGTACCACCTACTACACTCAGCCGGCGCACTACAGCGTGGGAGACAGCTGGGTGCTATCCTCAGACACCACCGTGGGGGGTAAGGTGTACAAAAAGGGGACAATGCTCTTTGCCAACTCCTCGAGCGATGTCTACGTCGGGGCGCACTGGGGCGAAATGCTTAAGTACATCGACAGTGCCAAGCTCGAAGCCGACCTCAGGGCGAGCGAAAAGAAGAGCAAGGATGCGTGGGAAGCGTATGCCGCCGCCAAGGCAGGCAAGGCGGGCGAGGATGCCCTCAAGGCGGCTAAGGAGTATGCGGAAGCGCAGGATGCCGCCTACGAGGAGCGGACGAAGGCATACGCTGATAAGATCGTGACGGATAAGGAGCAGGCACTCATCGCCGCTGCCGATGCCAAGGCAACCCTCGCAGAGGAGCGTGCCAAGGCGTACGCCGACGGCAAGATCACCGAAGCGGAGCAGCTCGCCATCGACAAGGCTCAGAAAGCCTACGATGACGCCGTCAAGCGAGCCAAGGAGCTGGACGGAGAGATACAGGTCGGCGGGCGCAACCTGCTCCTTGACACAAGCAAGGAGAGAAGACAAAAAGGCAGATATAGTATCTACAAGCTCGCCACGCCGATCTCGGAGCCTGGGAAGTATATCCTCAGCTTCGACGTGGAGGTGATCAAACCGCCAAAGGGAGGAGCATACATGACCCTGTTTGGATATAAGACGACGCTGCAGACGTTTGCTTATGCCGCTTATGTAGAGGGAGCGACGCACTACGAGGTGCCGATAGACGCCAAGCGGATCACACAGGAGGGCTGGCCGTCCCAAGCAGAAGACATCTACATATATCCTAACGACAACTACGAAAATCCAGCCAAAACCCCGGACTGCGGTGAGTTTATCCTCCGCCACGTCAAGCTGGAGCGGGGGACGGTGGCGACAGACTGGACCCCAGCCCCAGAGGATCTTCAGGCGGAGATAGATGCCGCCAAGGAGCAGGCGGACAAGGCGCAGCAGTCCACCGACAAGCTTCGGGGCTATGTCGACGGGGCGTTCCATGACGGGATCGTGGACGATGCGGAAGCAAAGGCGATCAAGACCTACATCAATGAAGTAGAAGCTATGTGGTCGAGTGCCTTTGGAGCGTACGAGCGGGTGTACGTCAATCCACTACTGACAGGCACCCCAAAGACTGCCCTCGCCGACGCCAAGATCACCCTTGCCGGTGCCAAGGATAACCTCATCTCTCAGATCAAGTCCGCGATCTCGGACGGCAAAGCAACCAAGGCGGAAGCCACCGAGACGGAGCGGCTCTACAACGTCTACAAGACCGCCCTCAAGGACTTCCAAAAAGCCCTCAAGGCCGCCGAGGACTTCATCCGCTCCAAGGGGGCGGGGGGACGATTCCTTGGGGAAGCGACCTCCCTCGGATTTGATGGCGGGGTGCAGCTGGCGGACGGAAGATTTATCTACGGCAAGCCTGGTGACACCGTCCGGATGACCAACACGGGGAGCAACAACGTCGCCAGCTGGGAGAGGGACAAGATCTATATCCTCGTCGGGGTCACCAATAGCAACGGATACGTCATCAAGACGTGGACACAACTCACCGGCAAGGACGGCAGGGACGGCAAGGACGGCAGGGACGGCAAGGACGGCAGGGACGGCAAGGACGGCAGGGACGGCAAGGACGGCAGGGACGGCGTAGGAGCCGACTACTCCAAGGAGATCCGGGAGCTGGAGACCGGGCTCAGTAGTGCCAATACCTCCATCAGCGCACTGCAGACGGCTAAGGAGGAGATAGAGAAGGGCAAGCTCAGCATCAGCGACCTGCCGAAAAACCTCAAGTGGATCTATGACGCTTTCCACAACGGGAAAACTCAGATCGAGGGCGGGCTGATCCTCTCCAAGTACATCGGTCTCTCCAATAGCTCCGACAAGGTCACCTCCTACATCTCAGGCGAGGACGGAGCGGGGGCGCATATGCTCGCCGCCGGCGTCTCCTCCCTCGCCGACCAAGATGCCGTCTCTTACATCAATTACGATGGCACAGCAAAGTTTGGCGGTATCAAGATCAACAGAGACTCCATCTACATAGATGCAGACGAGACCAAAAGCTCGGATCCCCAAAAGGTGGTCCGAGACCGGCTCTACATCTTCCGTGGCGGGCTCTTTGCCTACCTGAAAAACTACATCGAGGGAGGGATAGGTGGCGGGATTTTCAGAGCCAGCTACGAGAGTGGCTTTCACTCCAAGTACGTCTCACTCGGTGGAGGTGGGAGCAACTACATCAGCGGTGGTGACCTCACGATCGAGGGAGACCTGAACTGCCACAATGTATCACCTATCAAAGCCTCCGGGAGAGTCTACATCGATGGGCAGACTGGGCGGTACCCGCAGAGCCTGACACACGAGACCGTCAGCGGTAAGTGGTGCAGCACCTCCAGCGCAACGAGGATCTCGGAGTCGGTGGTGCGCATACCGATCAAGAGCTTCGACACAATCAACTATCTGGTATTCATCACCGCCTATGATGAGCGTAGCCAGGCGCAGCCCTGGGGGCGCGTCTACAAGATCATTAATCAGACGACCACCTACTTTGACGTGGATATGCGGAGCGGTATGGAGGGGACGTACATCCCATCGCTATCGATCCAATATTTGGTCATCGGATGATGTACAAAACCGACTATGATAGAGCAGATAATTACTACAGACTTCGGAGAGAGGGTAAGGGGGCTTCTGCAGGCGGTTTTGCTCCTCGTGGCGAGTTATCTTGCCCCGCTGAGTAACGCCTTTGCCGTCTTGATAGTGATGGCGGTGGCGGACGTTTTCGGGGGTATGGCGGGCAACGTCTGGACGGGGCGGGAGGAGTTTAAGTTCCGGAAAGCTTTCCGAGCGGTGTACAAGATCATCTCCTACTGCGTGATGGTCTTGCTCGTACACTTTTGCGTTAGCTCTTTCGGAGAGGGTAGCTTGGCGGGGGTGTTAGTTAAGTTTCTCACTTGGACAATCTCCTACTGGTACCTCTCCAATATCCTCGGCAATATGTGCAAGGCTTTCCCGTCGAGTAAGGGGTTTCTTTTTCTCTATCTCGCCCTCTCGCTCAAGATCCTGCCCCTTATGCTGCACCATATAGGGCTATCTGAGAGCGGGGCGGACGACCTAACTAAGATGATCAATAAGGTGCGGGAGCAGGATGATCCCGTGCGCAAAGCGACAGACAATGACAGCAAGGACTGAGCCAAGGGGGTGGCGCAATAATAACCCCCTTAACATCGAGTATAACCCCCGCAACCGCTGGCGGGGACAGGTAGGGAGCGATGGGCGGTTTGCCATTTTCTCCTCGAGGGAGTATGGCTACAGAGCCGCACTAAAGCTCCTCCGCAACTACCAAAAGCGGTACCGCATTATGACGCTCACAGAGCTTATAGGGCGGTGGTGTCCGCCCTCAGAGCCGGGGAACGACACGCTAAGGTATATCCGGATGGTCTCCGAGCGGGGGCAGCTGCCTACCTATGAGCCGCTGGATCTCTACTACAAGTCGGAGGTCGTGCGGCTCTTGGAGGCTATGACCTACGTGGAGTGTGGTCGCCCGGGGGACGAGGTGGCGATCAAGGGAGCCTTTGAGATGCTTCGGGATGAGGGAGACTGAGACCATTTTCGTGAGGTGGTGCAAATGGTCAGGGGGGCTTTTTCTCCTACTCCTCTTAAGTGGGTGCGGGGTGCGGTCAAGCGTGCAACACCATACGCTGGTGCGGGATAGCGTGACGATCCGAGCGGTGGACACTGCGAGCATAGTGTGGCGGTACGAGGTGGCGACCACTTACGTAAGCGACACGGTGCGGGCGGTTGTGGAGCGTGGCGAGGTGGTCGGGACGAGACGGAGTGCGGTGCAGGTGGATAGCGTGCTTGTGGTGCAGAGGGACACGATGCTGATAGGCGCACCGGCAGTGCCTGCGGAGGATCTTTATAGGCGCAGTCGCAGGGAGAGCCGCACGGCGTGGCTCCTCGGTGGTGCGGTGGTGGTGCTGGGTCTCTTTGGAGCGGGCTACTTGGTGCGGGGGCTTAGGCGGTGAGTTATTCGGGAAAAGCGAACAACTGAGTTGTCAAAGATTATTTGACAACTGCTTTCCGGAGCTTAGATAGTAAGGCGGGTAGCTTAGATAATAAGCTTAGAGAGTAAGGGGCTTGGTAGGTAAGGCGGTGACTAAGTCGGTAGGCAGTGACTAAGTAGGCAGGCAGTATTTAAGCAATCCTTAATAACTCAGGCGGGGGAGGGCAACTGTTCGGTTTTTCCGGATAGTTGCCGAGGGGAGCGGAGCAACTGTTGCATTTTCCGCAACACTTGCCC